GAATATGTTAATAATTAGGTCAAGCATTGGTAGTTGTGGTTAAAAATACTAGTTTATCCTCTTTGTGTAATTTTTCAACATAATTCCTCATTTCATCTATTGATGGATAGCCTGGCATTTCAAATTCTATTATTACTCTGGTTATTTGTTTCTTGTCGCGCTTTTTAAAGATGCTATCCCAGTTATTGCGTATCTTGTTTATATCTTCTATGCGCCTTCCTGATCCTTTACCCATTAGACTGGTTTCCTGAATAAATAGAACAAAGCTTTTAGCTGTTCTATGGTTAGATGTCGTAAGTGTTTTGGTATGTCCTCTCGCTTCATGTAAGCCTCACTGTGCCACTGGGGGAGACTGTCCCTAGCCTTTCCCCTGTTATTGTTATTAAAAGCCATGAGCCGTCTTCTAGGAGCTTAGAGGAGGCTTCATGCGGGTATATTATTTCGCCCTCGTGTTTTAGGTTGTCTCTTATGTGCCTGGCATAGCAAAACTCGGCGCGCGGATAACTGATTTTATATTGTTGCATTATCATTCTTGTTCCCTTTTTAATGTTTTTGGATTGGTCCAGGATCTGTGAATATATTTTTCTCCCCATCCTAGCGGTTGGTCTTGCCATACATTTACTATTTGCTCGTTGGTTGAATTATCTACATAAACTGTAACATCGCCCATGGTTATAAATGCACTATGAGTAGATCGTTGGTCTATTTTAAAATCATGCCATCCCATAATTTGAGATAACTCTTTTTGTTGTTTTTTATTTAATGGCTTCATTATTTCCCCCTTTGTGATGGTTTACCATTAGGAAAGGTAAGAGCGGTGCTAAACGCTTGCCAGTCCTCTGGTGTCATTATTTGCTCTACTTTGTGTATTGGCGTGTTATCTTTTAGGCCGTACTTCTTGCGAAGTTGCCCTATGATGCTTTTATGTGATTTGGTTTTCATTGTTGCACCTCTTTGGTTATTGCTTCTATTAGATCATCTTGTAATTTATATGTCTTTTGCAGCTCCTCTGTTAGCTTGTATATAAGTTCTCTTGCTGTTGAAGTGTCGCTATAGTCATACTTTTTTATTTCGTTAAGATCTATTTTCATTACGCCACCTCTTTTGATTTATGAACAACCTGGACTCTTACATAAGATAAAATATTATTTTCATTGTAGTCCCATAGTTTATAGCTCTCTGTTGAGTGTAATTCGCACTCGTGTTGAATCATATAACTAACTATATGGTCTGTAATGGTTTTAAGAATTGTTTTAGCTAAACTATTTTCATAATTTGGACTATCGCAAGATTGATATTCTAAACATCTTATTAACTGTATAACTTGTAATGGGTTTTTAACTTTAAGATTGCCAATACTTAAATCATCAAAGTTGTAAGGGTTGTTATCATCATCATAACGATAATTTACACCCTCGCAATTTGCCCTAGATAATTCCTCGGCAACATTACCCATAGAATCAAATTGTATGCGCTCTTTGTTATGGTAATAATTTAATGAATCAATACCCTTTAATTTATAAACATATAAAACAATTTGCTCTATGTGTTCTTTATCTATTATATAACTACTCATTATTTCACCCCCATAAATTGTTTAGCCAGATCAGACTCACAACCTTTGTGAAAAGGTATAGCCTGGATTCTGATATTAGTAGCTCTAAGATTAGATGCTAAATTATTAGCTAATTTTTTGCATGTTATAGGCTCTCCATCGAACATAGATAACAAAATACTTTCTTGTAAATATTTTGGCTTGTTCTTGTCGTCTGGTTTTACACCCCAAATTACATATTCTATATATTGGTTATTCATAATTACTTCTCCAAAGTATGTAAAACTTTATTGCTTTACAATACCCATGATACATATATATTTATAAAAAACAATAGTTTTACTCAATAAATATGTAATTAATTGCAATTATTTAGCTAAAATGTGCAAAATACCCTAAAATAAAGCATGGAAAAGGGAAAACCAGGTAGAAAAAGAAAGCTTGCTCAACTAACCGAGGACGAGTACAAACAAGTATCGCAATGGTCTGGCGATGGCTTAAATGAAAGCCAAATCGCTACTTTGCTCAATGTAAACATCTCAACAATAACCAGAGAAAAGAAAAGAAACGAGCAATTTGCAGAGGCTATAAAAAGAGGAAAGTACAAAGCAGTCCAACTTGTAGCAAACAAAGTATTTCAAAATGCAATGGACGGCAAGGAAACAAGCGCGATATTTTTCCTAAAGAATAGAGATCCAGATAATTGGGCGGATCGCCAAGAGATAAATTACAACCTAGATCTTAAAAATGTTCTCACAGACGCGCGCGCACGCATAATCGATCACGCGCCGACACGCCTGCCCAAGCGCGCGCAAGCGCTGAGCAAAAATGCACAAGCGAGCGAGGGCGAGGGCGTGAATGAATAACAAATATAGGGTGGGGCGGGTGCGAGGCAATAGTTTTTATTACTCCCTTTTTAACTAATGCAATATTCTCTCAATAAATCGCATTTGACCCCCCCTTTCGTTGCGTGGCGGTGGTGATATATGTATAACTACTCAACTAAAATTTTTTAATTTTTTTTTAATATGAAATACGGCGTAAAACTAGAAAAAGAACTCATGACCGAACTATGGTCAGGACCAATCAAAGACAACCCAGTAAACTTTGTTAAGTATGTATTCCCATGGGGACAAAAAGACACCCCCCTTGAAGATTTCAAAGGACCAAGAAAGTGGCAGGAAAAAATTTTACGAGAAATGGCAATACACATTGAGCGAAACAATGTATTAGATTTACCAGAAATGTTTAGACTAGCCGTAGCATCAGGTCGTGGTATTGGTAAGTCCGCACTTGTCGCATGGATCATAATATGGATGTTATCTACTAGACTTGGTTCTACCATAATCGTAACTGCTAACACCGAGCAACAGCTTCGTTCAAGAACATGGGCTGAACTTGGTAAGTGGCTAACACTATCTATTAACTCTCATTGGTTTACCAAGACAGCAACCACGATTAAACCAGCACAATGGTTTGAAGATGCGCTAATAAACGACCTCAAGATTGACACTGGTTATTATTATGCCCAGGCACAGTTATGGAGTGAGGAAAACCCAGATGCGTTTGCAGGCATCCATTCATCTTACGGCGTATGCCTGATAATGGATGAAGCATCAGGTATTCCTTCTCCTATTTACTCGGTCAGCGAGGGGTTCTTCTCCGAACCCACGCGCGACCGCTATTGGTTTACTTTCTCCAACCCGCGCCGAAACACTGGGCCATTCTACGACAGCTTTAACTCTAAGCAATCCTTCTGGAAGAACGAGCAGATTGACTCGCGCACGGTAGAAGGCACAGACCAAAAGCTCTTTCAAACGATGATTGAGCAATACGGCGAGGATTCCACAGTCGCGCGCGTGGAGGTGATGGGCGAGTTTCCATCCGCGGACGATGATACTGTCATACCAATGGGATTGGTCAAGGCGGCTATAGATAGGGATGTCTCTCTTACAGCTAACGCACCGATAATATGGGGATTGGATGTCGCTAGATTTGGCGGTGATAACTCCGCGCTATGTATACGACAAGGAAACCATGTGATGAGTATTAAGTCGTTTAAGTCTATGGACTTGATGCAGTTATGTGGTGTGATTAAGAATCAATATGATGAGTGTACTGCGATAGAGAAACCCCAGGAAATATTAATTGATGTCATTGGTTTGGGCGCAGGCGTGGTGGATAGACTGGCGGAGCAAAACTTACCCGTGCGCGGAGTCAATGTTGCCGAAGCGCCCGCGACCAAGAAAAATTATTTAAACCTACGCGCTGAATTATGGTTTGCGATTAAAGACTGGTTGGTGCAAAGAGATTGCAGGATTCCGCAGGACGATGAGTTGGTTGCAGAACTAGCATCGCCTTTGTATAAATATACGTCTACAGGTAAAATCAAGATTGAGAGTAAGGATGAAATGCGTAAGCGTGGAATTAAATCTCCAGACAAGGCGGATGCGCTCGCGCTGACGATGGCATCCTCGGCTGCAAGTTTTGGTGGAAGCACTAGCTTTTTAGGTTATAATTTCAGACAACCTCTTAAATCAAAAATAATCAGAGTAGGATAAAGTATGGCAAAGAAATACAACGAAGAAGAAATTAAAGCATCTGTCCAAGAAGAAACAGATATGATTGATCTTGTAGGCGTGATTAAGTCCGAGATGGATGATGCTAAAGATTTCATACACCAAGTAGGCGCAGAAAGAGCTGAATCAACAGAATATTATCTTGGTAATGAACCAGAAGGTACTAGCTCTATGCAGTCAGAGTTTGTTTCTACAGACGTGCGAGAAAGTGTTTTGTTTATGTTGCCGTCTATCATGCGTACTTTCTTTGGTACTAAAAAGATTGTTGAATTTGTACCTAAAGGACCAGAGGATATTCAGTTAGCAGAACAACAAACAGATTATATTAACTATTTGATTAGAGAAAAGAATCCTGGTTTCCAAGTTTTGTATGACGTTTTTAAAGATGCTCTAGTAAGAAAGACTGGTTTTGTAAAAGTCTTTTGGGATGATTCAGTCAACGCTACTACGCACGAATATACAGACATAGACCCACAATCCTACCAAGCATTAATCCTTGATAAGAACGTAGAGGTAATAGAAGAATCAGTTACCAACGAAACAATCATAACCATGGACCCAGTAAGCGGTGAAGAAGTAGTACAAGAAATACCAGCAAGTTATGACCTAAAAATTAGAAGATTAAAACCAAAAGACCAAGTATGTATTGAGTCTGTACCACCAGAAGAAATACTTATATCAAGACACGCGCGCAATATAGACACAGCTTCTTACGTTGCGCACAGAATGATTAAGTCAGTCTCCGACTTAGTATCTATGGGATATGACCAAGAAGAGATAGAGCAATACGCAGGTTATGGTGGCAGCGCACTTGACCCAGAAAGCTACGAAGAACAAGAAGCAAGAAATCCGTTTGATAACATGGTATACCCAGATAGAAACGATGCAGGCGGTAAAGACGTTTTATACGTTGAGCATTACTTATACTATGACTTTGATGGTGATGGTATTGATGAGCGAATCAGAGTTTGCACAGCAGGTAATG